ATTTTAATTTGCGATTCTAAGTTTATAATTCTATCTTCATTTGACGTCTCTTCTAAAGAGAGAACTATATTATTTGAAGATGCTTCGGTTTTAGTAACTTTTTTAAGCTTACTAAATATATTTTCTTCGACTTCGTCAAATTCTTCATTATCTTTCCATGTTACATTTTTTTTTGAAGGAGAAATAATTTTATTTGGTTCTACTTCTTCTATATTTAAAAATTTGAATCTACTATTATAGCTTTGTTCTTTTTCATCATTAACCTTTTGAGGAGTTAGTTTTTCAGTTTTGAGTGATGTTTCTTGAGGTTTTAGCCAATTATTTGTTTGATTTACATCTGCACTGTAATTACGATTTATTTGTTCAACATCATAGTTTCTTTTAGCTGTCATTTCTTTTATGATTTTATCCATTTCTGATATAGGTATTTCTTCACATTTATCTGCAAATTCAGGAACAGGTGGCACCTTAACATTTATACTATTTTCAAATTCTTGCTGCCTTTGTTGTAAATCTTTTTCAAATTGTGATTTTCTGTCATTTTGAATTTCTTCAGCTGTTATATTTTCCTTAACAGGTAATTCATCATAAATTTTAATTTTATTTGGTTGATAAGGATAATTTTTTTTAATATGGCTTAGAATAAGAAGAATGTATTTTTTATTTAAATCAATTAAGCTATTTGTTTTTGTTCTCTCTGTTTCAAAAAACCCTTTAATATTATTTGAAAAAAGATTCGAAACTGTAGTTTGAATGTCTCTAGATAAGAATTTGAATATTTCTTCGTCACTAATAACATCCCATAGTGTATTTATATTTTCTTTATCGAAAAAGTTATTAATCTTCATTAAATATATAAATATAAAACGTTATTTTTATATACTTTATACGTTTTATAGTGAATCGTTAAAATAAATATGTCTAAATTTATTCATATATTCATCTTTTAATATATGTGTTTTTAAATAATGTTCAGTCAATTTATCTTCAAGCATATGAACAATAAAGTAAAGTGAATAAATACCACATTCTGTATTTCCATATTGATGTTCAATTCCTTCATTACTATCGAATTTAAAATTTATTTTAGGTTTTAAACTTAATCCTTGTTCTATAATACGATTTACTAATGCCATTATTTGTGGTGATGGTTTGTCTCCAGTACTATCAAAGAAAAATAATTTCTTTTTCTTAATATTAATGAACATTGAGATCCAATGTTGCCCAGGTTTATTATGAGGATCAGTATTAAATATAATTCCAATTTTATTTTTTCCATTTTTTATTTGCTCTTCAACACTAAAATTGCACAACTCATCCCAAACACATTCTCCGTATAATTTTCTTGTATCAAAATCAATAGGTGTTGGTCCAATAAAATCAAAACATTTATAAGCTTTTTCATATTGTTTCATTACATTAATGATATCCACACTTGATAACCATTCATTTGGATTTTTCTTCCATTCTGGAGGAGATTCGGGAGCAAATGATTCAGCCATATCACTTTCAATAGGTCCAAAATCTGCTTTTTGTTTTATCCAACATGACTCTTTATTACAAATACCACTTAATTTTTCACTAATTTGACGATGAATTTCTTTTGGAGAACTAGAAGTAATTTTAACATCAGGATGTCTAGCATTCCATAAATCTCTTAACTTATATAATGATTTATTAGTGTAGCAAGAAAATTCATTTATTTCACCTTTTGGCTTTGGACTACAATTAACTTTTTTTAGCTTTGATGTTTTATTGTTCTTACTATATTTTTTACCTCCATTATGTTTATATTTTTTATATGTTTCATTTTTTTTTAAACTATTTTTCTTCAATATTCTTTGTGTCTTCATAAATATTAGTGATATTATTCTTTTTTAAACCTTTATTTTTTAATTCGGGGTTGTTCAAATTAATTTCTCTCTGTTTTGGCAATATAATAGTTTCCTTTTTTTTATAAACTTGAGTTCTTGTAACATATTTATCTAAAGTAGGAACATCTATTTTAACAGAACGCAATAAAAGTTTATCAGCTTCTATACTGGAAGCAAAATTTGCCGACAAATCTGTCACTTCACTACTACAAACTTGTAGTGGAAAATCGACATCTTTGTATTCAGATTGAATTATATCATTTCTATCAATTGTCTTAAAGTAATGTATTGTTGAATTTATAAAATTATCGTAAGCATATTTTACATCTGGAAATAAATCTTCAGGATCATTTCCATTAATCATTTCTTTAAATAAATTATATGATCTTTTGCGATAAAATTTTATATCTTCTTTATTTTCTTTTTTTACTTTTTTACTTTTTAAATAATTGCTATACATCTGTTTGTTTAAAAGACAATCCAATGTTACCTGATTTACAAAAGAATCTGACATATAGTCAATTTTTATAAAAAGTTTAAGTAATTACCTTATTATTTATATAAAAAATTGAATACTAAATATTATTATTAGTATAAATCATAATAAATAATAAACAATATGACAACTACATTTATTAATTTTCATAATAATACATCTCGCGATATTATTATTGAAGCTTGGAAAGAAACTACAAACGGATTATCATCTTTTGAGTCAAAAAATATTGGTGCAGGAGAAAAAACTATTATTTATAGCAGCGTAGGAGAATGGATAATAAATGATAATGAATTTTATCGGATTGGAAAATTTAGAGCTGACCATTGTGCATCTGGATACTATTCTTGGATAGAAAATGATTTATATAACTGTGTATATAGTGAAAATATAGAAAATGATATTATTGGATTAATGACATTTTCAGAGAAATAAAATTTAACACGATTGATTTGTCATGTCACGAACTTGACATCTTGTGTTGTTATAAAATATACCAGCACCAACTAAACTAGGATCTGGATTTGGATTAAATTGTGAAAACCCATCATTCTGAAATAATAATTCGTGAGGATTTAGTTGTTTAATTGACTTAAATTTATAATTATATAAATCACTTCCGCTATTTGGGACATAAACAGATTGACTACACTTTTGAAGAGCATAAACTTGGTTTCTTAATTCTGATTCTAAATTTATATTTGAAGCAAATCCTGACCATGGAGATGTAGTATTTCCTGGATTAAAAACTGTATTAACATTATATGTTGGCATTTGTTGAAGAGGAACATTTATTTTTTTTCTAGGGTCAACAATTGGAAAGTAAGAATATTTTGTCATAACAGGACGAACATCAATGTATGGTTGCAACATTTGAGATGGAATATTTCTATCATAAATTCTTTGATTCGTTTGTTTATGAATATCAGAGACACATTGTGATTGTTTATATGGTGTTTCCATTTTGATATAAATATATATTATTTTATTTTTAAAACATTTATTTAAAACATATAAAGGTTAATTGATGTATTATACAATATAATGTGTGGTATTTTTGCTCTTCTTAATAACGAAAATTATGATGAAAATATGATTAATGATGAATTTTTAAAGGGACAAAACAGAGGTCCTGAATTTTCTAAATTAGAAAATAATTATATGAAAATGGTTCTAGGCTTTCATAGATTAGCTATTAATGGTTTAAATATTGAATCAAATCAGCCGTTAGTTTTTAATAATATTATTTTGATTTGTAATGGAGAAATATATAATTACAAACAGTTATATAAATATATGGGAATTGAGCCTAAAACTGGATCTGATTGTGAAGTTATAATTCATCTTTATCTTAAATATGGAATTGAACAAACACTTAATATGTTGGATGGTGTTTATGCTTTTGTATTATACGATAATCGAACAACAGATAATCTTAATAATAAAGTTTTTATTGCTCGTGATCCATTAGGTGTTAGACCATTATATTACTTAAAAAATGTTAAAAATAATTATAATTTGTTTAATTTATATGGTTTTGCATCTGAACTTAAATGTCTCGAAAAATTTTATAATACAAATAACTTTCATTATAGAATTGAACAATTTCAACCTGGAACATATAGTGTTTTTAACCTTTCAAATAAGGTTAACTCAATTTGGGAAGTAGAAAAAGAAAATGTTCCATATTTTATTCCTAATTTTTCACACAACTGGCTAATAAATAATGAAACTGAAAGTGTATTTGTTGATAATTTATCTTGTAGAATATCTTGTTATTTAAATGCTGCTGTTTATAAAAGATGTCTTACAACTGAGCGTCCAATCGCTTGTTTATTATCTGGAGGTCTTGACAGCAGTTTAATTGCTGCATTGGTAAATGATTATTATAAATCACAAAATTTGCCAAATAAATTAGAAACATACAGTATTGGACTAAAAGGTTCAGAAGATTTGAAATATGCTCGTATTGTAGCGGATTATTTAGAAACAAAACATACAGAAATTATTGTCACTGAGGAAGAGATGTTTAATGCTATTCCAGAAGTTATAAAAGCTATAGAAAGTTATGATACAACTACAGTTAGAGCAAGTATCGGTAACTATTTGCTTGGAAAATATATTTCAAATCATTCTGAAGCCAAAGTTATTTTTAATGGAGATGGATCAGATGAATTATTAGGAGGTTATCTCTATATGAATAAATGTCCTGATGATATTGAGTTTGATAAAGAAACTAGGAGATTATTAAAAGATATACACTTGTTCGATGTTTTGCGTTCAGATAAATCAATTTCTTCACATGGTCTTGAACCTAGAACTCCGTTTTTAGATAGGAGTTTTGTAAATTTTATTCTCTCAATTCCTCCATATTTTAGAAATCATAAAAATTATATTGACCTTAATAACGGATGTATGGAAAAATATATTTTAAGAAAGAGTTTTTCAGAATATAATTTTATAGACCATAGAGATAGACAAATTCTTCCTGATGAAATCCTTTGGAGAAAGAAAGAAGCATTTAGTGATGGTGTTAGCTCTCATGGAAGATCGTTATATCAAATTTTGCAGGAGAAAATTGCTGAAAAATTAAATAAAGAAGATATGCAATTGAAAACAGAATGCATTGAATCAGAACAAGATAAAGAATATTTTAGATTTCAACCTAATATTGAGACAGAAAAAACGTATTATAAAGATATCTTTCAAAAATATTATCCAAATTGCTCGCATATTTTGCCATATTATTGGATGCCCAAATATACAAATGCTACTGATCCTAGTGCAAGAACATTAGATATTTATAAATCTGTTTAAAATAAAATATAAACTTTATATAAATATGGTCTTTTATAAAAAACTAAATGATTTTCAAGAGACATTTTTTGATATTTTTATATATTTTTCATATATTTTAATAGTTATTTCTTTTTTTGGGTTATCAAATATAGCTCCAAAGTTTTTAGATACATTAGAGTATTACATTAGATTATACATATGTTTATTTTTAATATGGCGTTTTAATCCATTAAGACATACCCATAGATTTACAGATTTAGATAGAAAAATAGCTTTTAATGCTGGTATGTTTATTATAACGACAACAGCATTAAGTCAATATTTAGATAATATAAAAGGATTTTTAACAAATATTATAATACCAAACACTAATTAATTATTTCTCACAGTTTTGTTACGTTTAAAATTTCGTTTTGTTCTATTATTTAATGTTTTATTTTTTTTTGATTTATTAAAAAATTCTTGCAGATGTGAAATAATATGCTTGCCTAAAATTTTATCTATTTCATATTCTTTTGAATCTTTATTAATGCAATTATATTTATACAGGTTTAATTGTTCAATCATTTTTTCTTCAAATTCTTTGTCATTGTTTATTATTATTT